ATGGTAATATTGCTTGTATTATCATTTTCGAAAAGCTTTATCGTGCCGGTACTTTTTAGACGAATTTCTGCCATTGTTTATTCCTTTGGGTTTTCCAATTTTATTTGATTTTGTTTTGAAATGAAACCATCAACACCGTTCTCTACAATGTATTCCAACTGTTCAGCAGTTGTGCCATATAGATTTAATCTTGTTTTAATGACTTTATTGTTTGATGATAAAATTGCTGCTTGTGCGTCTAAAGCATTAAGTTGTTCGTCAGTGGGTTGTGCTAATCCACTTATATTCCAAGTATGAATATAATCGCCACTGCCTTCATTTTGAAGAACTACATTTCCACCGTGAGCACTCATATCAGCAACTTTCCCGTTTGCTTCTGCGTATAATTTTATTTTATGTGATAAATTAGACATTATTTTTTTCCATTATGATATTAAGGTGCAGAAAACCCAGCTAAACTGACCACTGTCACCACCCCAAATATCGCAATCAGACCCCATATCAATATGTATCCAAGTTTCTAAATAATCACTTGCTGACAAATCAGCGATATATGATAATTCTTGTGTAAATCTGTCATTTGTTCCTGTGGGAGAGCCGAAAGTTTCTCTTATAGGACTGCCATTTTTTCGAAGAATGTGTGAACTTCTTGTATTGGTGCTTAATTGGTCAGCGTTAAAAGAAACGGAGGAATGCCAAAAATATTTCCCATCAATGGGAGCGACAAATCTGTAGTTAGTGGTGTCAAAATCAGAATTGACATCATAAACCTCACTATCCCAAGCTACCTTATTAAAGGAGGCGTTAGTTAAAGTTTGGCTAGCACTCATATAACCGACAGCAGCAGGTTGCAACGGCTTGGTTACCTGCCCACTAGAATCCATTTTAATGGCTACATTGCCATTTGTCTCTAAAGAAAAAGAATAAGCGTCATTCGCACCTACTGTTTGGTCAGCGCCGAATGTATCACCGCCGAAAGACAGATCACCACCACCTGCTGCAACCCAAGTTCCGTCTCCTCTCCAGAATGTCGAACTTGATGCCGATGTTCCTGAATTGAGGTTTCCTACGGGTAAGTTTCCTGTAACGTTGCTTGTAAGATCGCAGTAGGTTGTTGAAGTTGAGGCTGTTCCACCGTTTGCAATAGGGAGTGTTCCTGTAACCCCACCAGCACCACTTGCCGCCAAGTTGGCAGCTGATGCCGTGATCGTTCCAGCTCCTGAGAGTGTAACTCCTGAAGGAATGCTGACCGTATCACCTGAGGTCCCCAGCGTTAAAGTCGTGCCTGAACTAGGATCTACTTTATCTACGTTTAATAAACTCATACTATAACCACGTTACCTGTTATTGTCACCGTTCCCGTATAGGAAACTGGTCCGGCCAGCACAGCCGATTCAATGTAATGATTTCCGTCTATGGTTACCTGATGGGTGAAAAACCCGTCCTTGGCACTTTCCTGACCAATATATAAAGTTCCATTTTGATCTTTCGTTTCAGCCATGTTATTCCTCCTTATGAACTAATCGCGTCTACGTAACTAACCCATGCCGCACATGATGTCGCCGCACTCGCTTGAGCATGAAGTTCATCAGTACTCTGCATAACCATTTTAGCGCCACCTTGAATCAGTTCTATACTGGATTTTGGTGCAATGCTAAGGTCATCAGCTATGTATACCACAGATGCCGTAGTGCCGGCTCCTGCCACGTCAAGCCATACATCTACCGTAATAGCGGATGTGGTGATATTAGTGAGTCTAATGCCAATTATGGCATCATTACTATCAGCTGTTAATAGAGTAGCATCACCAGTAGTTATTTGCGATTTATATGCTTTTTTAAAATCCTGAGCCATTTTTCTCCTATTTCCTTATATCAGAGCGCAATTGCCATTGCAACACTGAACCCTTTTGTAGCGCTTGTATTCTCCGCCCATTCAGGAGCCGTTCCCCCTGAATTCATTGCAAGAAGATATGATCCCGTTCCTGCCGCCAGTCGAGCAAGCGTGTTTGCGGCAGAGGTATATAATATATCCCCCTGTCCGGTTAAAAGTGATTGAGGAGATGCCGCCCATTCGGGTAGCGTCCCTCCTGAATTAGTTTGTAAAGTATATCGTGCTGTTCCTACTGCTAACCGTGCTGGTGTATTTGCTGCGGAGGCATACAACGTATCACCTGTCGTGGTTAAAGTCATGTCCATCGTCTTGCTCGCAGGCATTGAACAGAATATATCTTTCGTTCCTGCTGAAAGAGTTATTGCTGATGTGTTCCCGTCGGAATTTGTAAGAACAGTTGTCCGTTCCATAGTAGAACTATCACCTGAAAGAGTTCCTACTCCTACTTCCCATTCATCAACTGTTCTATTAGCAATAGCGTAATACGTTGTATTATTGTTGCCAACTCCAGTTGAAAAAGTGTCGAAGCCAGTGACTGCTCCACCAAACGTTACATCGCCCGTACCCGTGGTTATTGACGTCTCCTTGACGCGATCATTTAAGACTAATGCCATAGTAATCCTACGGTGTTTCTAATCTTAAAATCGCATTTGACGCATCATCAGCTGGGAATTGTATAGTGAATGTTCCAGCACTTGATGTCTTGTCTCCACCAAAGTTTAACACACATACAGCCTTATTGGAATCGCTGCTATTATAAATAAGCGCACCGTAAGCTGTAAATGAAGCTGTAGACCATGACGTATCAGAAAAATCGCAGTAAGCGGTTGTTCCTGAAGTCGTGGGCGTTACATTCACGAGTGTATTTCCACCAGCTGTATAGGCTGTTCCTGCATCATTAGTGGTTTCTCCGCTAGTTACATAAACAGTGCTAGCAACACTAATAGTTGAAGAGTTTGTATACAACGCAATCTTAAAGGCATCCGCTCCATTGGTAAAATTATGAGTTCCAACGAGCAATTCCTGCTTAAAGCTTGTACAAACTCCGGATGTTCCTACTCCCATTTTATTGTCCTCCTTGTGGGCCTATTGGCCCTGGTTTAATTGATCCAAGTCCAGGCTGGAATGATGGTTCCGGTACTCTAAGAACACCAGACATATATTCATCACGCCTTCCTCGGCCTTGTTGTTGCGTAACAACTTCCTGTAAAGTCTGTTGATACGATTGCTCATAAATTTGCAGCATTTCCGCTGATCCCTTCAAGAATTTGAAAGCTTCGACAAGGCACCCATACAGCAATAGCTGTGAGGCGTTGTCTCCTAACCAGGTAGTGGTATTAGTGGATGAAAGTCTAGTTGGTAATTTTATTAAACCAACCTCCACATAATATGCCTCATCTGGAGTAGGTACTACATATATACTATCTTGATCCCATTGTGTATAATATTGTGGAGTTCCTTCTGTGGCTCTGTTAGGCCAAAATTCATTCATCCATGTCACATCTTTTCGTTCCAGATAGGTTCTAGCTCCACTGCCAGCAGCTGGGTAAATCATCACACTTCTAATAACATTAAATAAAACAGGGGTAGGAGAGGTTCCTCCCGGTAAGCTTAAAAATCCATTAGAGGCCGTAAAATTAGTGTATTGATAAGAACGAAAAACTGGAAGATCAGCGTCCCGTAAAATTCTATTTTCCGTATGTTCTATGAATCCATCCGTAATGGTGGACGTGAAAACATCAGTGCTGACTTCTGAATAGTCAAGTATTTGTTGTGTTAATTGTGCGTAAGTTGCCATTATGCGCTTATGGTTACAGGACCTGCTGAAATAGGGTAACCTCCTCCTTTAATTCCTCCAGTCGTAGCTGTTAATAAACCTGTGGAAAAATAATACCAGTCATCAGAATCATCACTGGATCCTGATACATATTTTCCTTTTGTAATTGTATACCCAGCAACAGCACAAAGAACTGCTCCAGTAATACCATCTACTGCTTGACAATCTGCAAATACATTTGTTTCAGAGGATACAAAAGGAGTTCCTCTAAACCTAACTGTAGCACCCGTAGATCTACCATGATCCGGGGAATGAACGTTTATAACTTGTGATCCGGAAGCGTAAGTCTCAAAAGGATTAATAGGCAACAAAATTAATGCTGCCGGAGCAACTCTAGCTGGCCTAGCATGTTTCAAAGCTTGGGGATCAGGAGAATGCTCATGAGGCATTAATTGTGGCGCCTTAGGGGTATACTCACTTGTATGCACCCACGCGCCTGTCCATTCTTTAACCATTTCCGTATAGGGAAATTGTAACCCACTACGATCAGAAATGGCTAATGCAAATTTTCCGCTAGCATATGCCATATATTAAATCCAAGTGTATTTGCCACCTTTTTTAGCGGCTCCCATTGCTTGCATAGTACCTGAAACTTTTCCTTTACTAATTTTAAAAGGTGTGCCACCAGAAGCTTTTCCTTCACTAGTTGGTGCTATCCCTTTAGTAGTAACAGCGCCTGCCTTAACAGGTTTTGGTACTTCTACATGGCCTCTTCCATAATGTCCGATTTTCTTATCCGAAGCATCACGGCTATTGGCTGTTGATTTATTCCATAATGGATTGCTCATTATTCCTCCTTTTTACAGTCGCAGTTCGTGCATTGGCAATTGTCTCCACAATCACATTCACGACCACATTTTTTACAAATTGCCATATATCCCCCTATGGTATATATGCTTGCGCAGGTTTAACTCTGAACGACACTCGTTCTCGGTTAGCATCAGCTGTTCGCTGAAATTCTTCATCATAAAGTGCTTTTAATCCAGGAGCCATCATTGGAGTCCTTTTAACCGCTATATAATAGGCTAATCCAGAAATTAAACAAGGAAGAAAATAGAAGGGAACATCTGCATAAGTTGTAGACGCTCCTCCACTTACAGAACTACTTGTTGCATCTTGGATCCTGTTAACATAGAAATATTTAAAGACATAAGCCTTATCAGGAGTAGGATAGAGCCAAACTCTTATATCCTGTTCCGGTCTTCCACTTGTAGCAGTGGTCTCATCTGTAATATCACTGTAAGTGCTCGCTCCATTAATAACAGTAAACTGTGTAGGTCTAGCAGTTCCAGCGCTCCCTGTCTGATTCTTTCTACTTAAATTCATGTATTCTGTTCTGGAAATCTTGGTGATCGCCACATCCGTAGTGGAACTACCACCTTCCAAACCTCTATTTACAGGAGTTGAATCCGTCGCGTCATACGCCGTTGTAGTAATTGTAGCGTCAACTATGTCCATAACTTTTTGGTCAAGCGCAAAGTTATTTGTTCCTGCCGTTAATGTTTTGAAATAATAGTCGATTGTCCATAAATTAAGACCACGATTGGCCCATTCCGAAAACATAAGATTCAAGGATCTTTTGGCAGTCTTAAGGTCGTAACCCGTAAGTACCTGCAATCCACATCTTTCGAATGCTTCCTCTATGATCTCCGAAATGTTGAGATTAAATGCTCTAGTGCCTGAATAAGCCATTTAACCTCCTTAACTAGAAATCGCTACATAATGTTTAAGCCATTCCATTTGAACGTATACAGTATCACCACCAGTCCTAGCCGGATTTAAAATGGTTACATTTCCATCATATCCACCAGCTGCCTTATTAGCTACTGTAGGCGTTAAACCACCAGTAGAGCTAAAATCATAATCCCCGTATCCATTTAATATCAGGAAAGGTATTTGAGTAGTGGCATCCCATTGAAATTCTACCGCATCCGCATTAGCGGTCATAAAAACATTAAACCAAACTTTATTTAAAGTTAAGTGACTGCATGCTTGATTATTGGCACTTTTGCCTAAATTAGCAACAGTAATCGTTAAAGTTTGTGCAGTAGCTGCGTCACCAGCTGCAATTGTATAATGGTTAATGAATTTTCTTCCGCCATCAAAAGTTGTTACTAAAGCCATAATTAATTCCCCTTATAAAAGAGTGGGGTCATTACACCCCACTCACGGTTATATTATATTACCAAGTGTCTCCTGAAGCAAGATTCTTGCCTTGCATAAAGTCAATCTTGATCCATGCTTGCCCAGCTGTAGATAATGCTCCAGTTGGAGTATAAGTCAATACTGCCTGTACATCAGAGTTATAAGCAACTCCATCCGCACCAGTATCAGCTTGCTCTACACTTTTCCAAACTGCACTTTGTGTAGCATCCACAGTCACAGATCCACCAGTATTACCAGTAGTTGTAACTGCTCCCATAGTACCATCAGCAAGATCAGCTAAATAATCCTGATCATCAGATTTTCCAATTTCCATTGGATCCGCTGTTCCAGCATTAAAGGCTTCTGCTACCCATATCTTAATACCAGTAACAGTAGATTGATAAGGAATAACCCCTAGCGCTCTGCAATAAACATCCGCTGCCACAGCCGCTGTTCCCACGGTAATATTACCAGTGGTAGCCGCACTTGTAGCGATTTTAGTTACAGTCTTAAAGTTAGCCGCAGTGCTCATAGTAGTATAAGCAACCGTAGCATTCGGTCCTGTTACCGTTTCGCTTAAAGCTT